CAGACCTACGCCCTCGACGCAGATGTGCTGGTGCCGCATTCGTTTGTCGATGAAACCAACAGCCGCACCATCTCTGGTGCCGGCCTTGACATGATCGACGCAGAAGATCCTGACAGAAACAATGAGACAAATGCCAGGATATGGGCGGCCGATGGGGTGGACGCCCTGTCGGGTAAGATCCGGGTGCGTATGTGGCCCTATCACAGCACTCCGGGCGATGTCATCCGCTACCGCTATCGGGGCTTCATTGTTGACTGGACTTCAGGCAACGACTCTACGGAACTGGACAGGTGGTTGCCGGAGATCCTGCAGCCGGCGGTGATCTTTGGTGCGACCGAGATGTATCTGCAGGAGAAGGGTGACTCCGAGGCCGCCGGGGAGAATCGCTTTGAGTACAACGAGGCGATTGACAACGGTAAGGAAACCAACCGCACGATCTACGGCAATCGGGTCTGGCGCAAGGCAGAAGTAGGAGATCTCTCAGGCCGGTTTAATTACGTGCCGGCTGATGGTAGTCTTTCGGCAGCAAGCTGATGGCGATACGTGCCGGCGATATTCAGTACGGTCCATGGACGGGCGGCGTGTGGTACTCGCGGCCTGAAGAGGATGTGGCAGTCGAGGAGATTGCCACCATGGAGAATATGAGAATACAGGCCGCTGGTGCCGTAGAGAAGCGCCTCGGTACGGCATCGTACAAGTCGGCGGCCAATATCTCACTGGACCCGACACTGACCATGTGCGCCCAGTTCACCGTGCCGCCATCAACCGAGTATGTGGTCATTGTTGCTGGTACGGCCATCTACAAATACGCATCTGGCTGGTCAGCCATCACCGGCAGCGTCACTGTCACCGCGCATGATGACAATACTTTCGAGTGGGCAGTGGACGAGGGCACCGGCACTATCTTTGCCACCAACGGCGTCGATATTCCCTTCAAGTGGACTGGCAGCGGCAATGCTGCGGTGGTGGATGTAGACTCTCGATTCACCCGAGTGGATCATGTGGCGCACTGGGACAACCGGGTATGGTGGGGCAGTACGGGCACCGACTATGACCGACTGTGGTTCAGTGATACTGCCGATATCGATACGGTGGGGGCGACCTCGTTCTACCAGTTCGGTCATCCGATTACGGCCCTGGTGTCAACGCGCAACGCCCTGTCGGTGCATACCAGTGGCGGCATCTTCACCATGGTGCCCACGGGCAACTCGCAGATCCCCTACCAGCAGCAGCAGCGCACCTCTCGGGCCGCGCTTCATGGCAGGGCGGTGGTAGTGCTGCCTGGAGATCGCCAGTTGATGGTCCGCGAGGACGGCATCTACCAGTGGGATGGCGGGGATGACGTAGAGAAGAAATCCTTCGCGCTCGATCTGGGATACTGGCCCCATATCAACGCCTCGCGTCTGGCAGAGAGTTTCTCGCTGTACTATCCGGCCGAGGCTGAAGCCTGGTTCTGGGTGCCCTATGGCACCGGTCAGACAGAGATGAACCAGATCATTGTCTACTCGGATCGCCATGACTGCTGGTTCGGTCCTTACAGCGGATCTGGAGCGTACTTCGACCGTAACTGTGCGGCGTTGATTGATCAGACGCCTCATGCCGGGACACTGGACTCGTCAGGCGATATCGGCGGCAAACTGGAAGACCATGCGCCTGCAAATACCTACAACGACGACGACGACACCTCTGACGGCATTGCCATTCGGGCCTATTTCCGCACCGGGGCACCAGCGCCGTCTGGATCGGCCGAGCGGGTCAGATGGTTGTACTCGCGCACGTATTTTGATGCCACTGGCGACTATGATGTTACTGTCAACCAGGAATCTTCAGGCATATCCGGTACCACCAGGACGCTGAATGTTGCTGGCGGTGGATTCGTTCTCAATTCAAGCAAGACCGACGAAGATGAACTGGGCACAGTGCGGATGCTGGCGCAGGATCTGGATATGAGCGAGTACGATCCTCACTCCAGCTTGAAGTTCACCAACAATTCCAGAGATGAATTCTTTCGTATCCGACGTACACATCCGGTATATAAAGATATTGGTAAGAAGCGCAGGGTTAAGGCAGGAGTTTAGAGATGGCCCCTCAAAATAATTCTATTAGCCCCTTCTTTCTTTTCAAAGATCCTTCTGACATTCAATGGTCTGGTAACCAGAGGCTTACCGGTAACCAGTTGCGTGGATTTGGGGATTTGGGATTTGATCCAAATATTTCTATTGGCAACATCATTCCCGGCGTTTCTCAACCTGGTTCCTACTATCAGGCCCCCGGAACTCGGGGCATTTTCCAAAACGGCTTGCAGATCGGCTCTACCAGCGAAAGGAATGTTCAGAAGGCAGCCCCTGGCGAGGGCTTCTCTCTCTTCTCTACCGCTGCGAACGCCCAGACCACAGATGCCTTGCCGGAAACAGTTGTGACTGACGGTGACGTTCAAACCGCCTTGCCTCGTTCTCCTGAATTGGACCCTGATGCTCCCACTACCACTACCACTACTACTGCTGCTGATGATGGCACTGAATTTGAAATAGATGATCCTGGGGAGTGGAAAAGCCCAGTGACGGGGTGGGGGACGCCGAGCTATAATCCCAACTTCTCAGATCCAGACCTGACAGAATTTACTAACCAGCATTTCCGCACCGCAGAATATAGTGCCCGATATGGTTCTGGCCCCGGCGAAGTCTTCCAGAGCTTGGGCGCTGATCCTGTAGTGCAGATGATCGTTCAAGGACAGAAGTTGGACGCGTGGTTGGCCAGTCAGGGCGAGGATGTCAACGGTGATGGCTCCATCGACCGTGCCGACTACCCTGATAGGAATGTGCCTTATCCTTCCGAGGCACAGATGAATCAGTTCCGGGCCAAGTTCTTTATGGCGCTGCAGGAGCGGGAAGACAATGTTCAGCGCCACATTGAAGTGATATTCGGTAGCCCTGCATTCAGTTTAGGTTTTCCAACGTCAAGACCAGGACTAAGTCCTGAAGAGAATCTGAGAGCTAATCTTCTTGACTTTTTTCAAGATTTGCCAGGGGATATTGGCACACAAATTCTCGGCGAACTCGGTGGCCTGGGTGCAGACATTCTCACAGGTCTGAATATCCCTGACCTTGCCGAGACTATCGGCACGGATATTCGTGGCGCTATTGATCCTCTGACCGGTGCTGACTTCGGCCTCGATGCCATCGAGCAGGATATCTTTGGTACAAGGGGCTTGGCAGAGCGCCTTTCCGAACTTGGCCTTGATGATCTTGCCAGAGCCATTGGCGTACAAGGCACTCGTCTTGGTGAGTTGCAACGGCAACTGTCCCCCTCGATTATGCAATTCCCTGCGGGATTTGTTAAAACAGCAGGTGATTTGGAAGAGCAACTGGGCGGCATCACAAGCGATCTTGGGGAACTGGGCACATCTCCCGTGCCCGACGCGTTATTCAGGAACCTGGGGAGGTCGAAGGGCTTGCTGGAGGAACTCATCGGCGGCTCGTTCCAAAACGAGTACGGTTACCCGGCACAACAGACTGGCTTGTTGGGAGAGGCGCTCGGTCAGGGCGAAAGACTGGATACGCTGCTGGGTGGATTGCCTGCACCGCCTGATCTGGCCGGTCCATTAGATCAGGCCCGACTGCTCAACGAGCTGTTCAGTGTTGATATGCCCGCCGCTCTTGATGCTCTTGGCGTAGATATGGCAGGGTTGCCGCCGCTGACGGTGGGCGATTTACTGCCAGGCGAAAAGGAGCTGACTTCAGCGTGGGATGAGCGTAAGCCCGTCGGATTGGAGGTAAAGGATCTGCTTCCTGATGAGGAGCTTCTGGATACGGCATGGACGGACATGCGGCCTGATCCGTTGACAGCCGGTCAGTTGCTGCCGTCAAAGTTTGATCTGGAGAGAGACCTTGGCTTGCGTGCGCCCACGCTGGCACCAGATCGGTTGCTGCCGTCAGAATACGAGCTACAGGAAGCACTCGGGCTACGTGCCCCCAGTCCATTGACAGCCGGCCAGTTATTGCCGGATATGGATGCGCTGCGCGGTGAATTTGAGGGGTTGGGCCTTGGGCCGCTCACTGACCTCCTTGATCGCCTGGATGTCGGTGGTCTTGATCCGCTTGGGGATCTTGCCGGCTACGCTACGGATGCGGGTTCGCTGAACGATCTACTAACTGGCATTCAGGCTGGTGATTTTGGTCGATTGCCAGAACTGTTGGCAAATGCCGGTGTCGATATCAACTTGCCAGGTCTGGATCGTATCGAAACCCTCTTAGGCCCTCTTACTCTCTTGCCAAATTTGGCAGATACGTTGCCAGGTGAGTTAAGCAAGATCATCGAACTTCTTGGCCCAGAGGGTGTGGGCAGGGGTGGTGGAGTCACAGACATCTCCGGCCTTGAGGACTCGCTGGCAGACATTCTGGCTCGACTGGATAGTTCCGACGGCCTACAGCCTTCCGGCTCGGGTGGCGTATTTGAGGAGCTGCTTGGTGCCATTCGGCCTGGGTTTACCGATGTTCGCTCACAGATCCAGGAGATGACTGCAGAACTTATCCCGCAGATTCGGTCTCAACTCGTAGCCGAGGGATTTGAAGGCGATCTCGACGCAGAGGCCACCAGAAGGGCACAGGCACAAGCTGCTGGTATTCTGCGATCCGATCCGATCACTGCCTCGATTCTCGCAGATCAGGAAGAGCAAGATCGCCTGCGCGAACGGGAGGATCGGGAGCTGCTGCAGAGGTTTGGCGTCCTGCGTGGTGGTCAGACTATCGATCTGGCCAATCTCCGAGCCGACGACCAGAGCCGTGCGGAACTGGCGGCGTTGGGCCAGGCTGCTGAGAGGGCTGATGAACGCTTTACCCAAGCCATTGGAGCCGGCACCGACATCGCCGGCCTGCTGGAGCGCAGGGAACTGGCACGGGCAGGGGAACTGGGGTATCTGGATGGCCAGCGTACTCTTTCTGGTCAGGATCAGGATGCGGCACTGCTGTCCTCCATCTTTACGATGTTGCAGAAAGGGTTTAATCCTCTTACGACGGAAGACACGCAGCAGGTTAACCTGGTTCGGTCGTTACTGCCCCTGCTTCCTCCAGATATGCGTCAGGCAGTGGAAGATATGTTTGCGGAGGCTGGTTTTCCACCTGAAACAGGCTCTAATAATACAGATCGATGGAGAAACAGGAGATAATCATGGGACCAGCAGGAATAGCAGCACTAACGGCGCTAATTACTTCAGGCGTTAAAGCCGGCACTGGTGCGCTTGAAAGCCGTAGACAGAGCAAGTTAGAGAAAAAGAGGACCGCCCTTCAGGACGTTCTTCAGAGCCTTAATCCGCAGACGGCAGGCCAGCAGCCCGCACGTCAGGGACAGGGCTGGGGGCAACTTGGAGATACTATGGCTGATCCTCTGGTACAGAAGGGTATAGCAGATCTGATTAATAAAGTTGTGAATCCGTCACAAAAACGTGCCACCCTGCCTGATGCCAGCCAGGCGCTGACGGGTGGTGGCCGGTTCGGTGCCGCTGGGTCTGGCGTTCCGGGTGCAGCACAAAGGCCAAGTTCTGCTTCGAGAGCGGTAGCACGTAGGGGGCCATCGGGCGGTCCTATGGTAGATGAAACTACCCCAAGAAGGTATCCTGCTGCAAATCGCCCTGTTGTGGCAAGGCAGGCAACTGGATCTGGTGGATGGCAACCCCGTAACAGGTGGCTTACAGCAACAGCCTCGGGAATGACATGGCCTAACGGCCAGCCGGTCACCTTGCAAGAAGCCAGGGATATGAGTATTCCCATGGCAATACGACAGACATGGAGACAGAATGTTCCTATGCCTTCTGGTGCCAGGACTCCCCGCAGTGCTACCAGCAGGGGAGAAGGGGGCCTCCTTGATCCGCTGTTCAGCAGATTACGAGGGTAACAATGCCAGGTGAAGTGACCAATCTGCAAAACAGGCTTCGTGAACTGAATCCAGAGGCCGCTGCCCGTGCCGATGAACTTATCGCGGGTGGCATGGAGCCTGCGGCTGCGTACGCGAAGGCGGCTCAAGAGTACGGTGTCTCGCCCGATGCTCCTGCCGTATCGGCTGATTTTGATACGTCTATCCAGCCTCCGCCCGACCCCATCCAGATCCCTGCGGACATTTTGGGTGAGGGTCCAGGAGTGACCCAGATCCCTGCGGACATTTTGGGTGAGGGTCCAGGAGTGACCCAGATCCCTGCGGACATTCCGGGTGAGGGTCCAGGAGTGACCCAGATCCCTGCGGACATTCCCGTAGAGGGACCGCCCGTAGAGGCGACTCAACCTGCCGGCAATGGAAGGTCTGCTTTACTGCAGGCC